CGTTATCTGCCATTGCTAATCTTGCCGCTTGTATATGCTTCATCTGGTCTCGCACGAGTTTCTTCTGTGCTTCCATAAACCAGTAAGCCAAATCCCTGATGTCAAGATTGAGCAACTCCCCGTAACTAAACTGACCTGCAAAGGCAGAGGCAATTACAGGGAGATATTCACCCCTGCCTCCTATCAGTTTTTTGGTTTCTCCATACTTTCAGTTACAGTCTTGGTTATGAACTCAAGGGCTTTCCCTATCTTCCTTATGTCTATGTCCTTCAATTCTGCAAAATCAGCGTTAAGCAACAGAGCAAGTTGTTTGATAGGAGCGTCAATATCCTCCTTATCCTTCGCAAGCGCTGTTACTTTATTCATTAAATCAGTCGTAATCTTCCCTGCGACATAAGTTTTCCCCTCAAGCACAACCTCAATTGGTTCTGCTAACTGCGACTGTTCATCCACGTTGAATTTCGGCATTACTCACCTCCTTGTTTTCAAGGTAATTTACGTCCCAATCTGCCAAAGCAAGTTGCTCGTGTTCGGGAATCCCTTGAAGATAACCTTGTAGATTCTCTGACCCTCGTTGTTATACACTACCTCAAGGTCTGCCCTCGGATACGCTTTGAAGATAGTCAACCACGTATCTTGGTCTGTTGAAACAACGTTGTCAATAATGGGCTTCAGAATCAACGGCTGTGCGTTGTCAAGCAAAGAGATACCAATAGGCACGCCAACCTTCAGGACGCTTCCTGTATAGGTTGACCCTCCGATAATCGTGGACAGTAAACCGAGCGCTGTCCTTGTCAGAGGCACTTCCACCTCACAAGAAGCCCCAACCTTAATACCGTCTATCTCTGTAACGCCCTTCTGGTCTTCGTGGACAGGTCTGCTTTCTTCCGTGTAACGAAAGACAACCCCGCCCAATGTCGCTCCCAAAGACGTTCCATTGAACACTACATCACAGGGACCTAAATCTTTGATAGGATTCATTTCCTCTCCTCCTTTTTATGCGTCCTGAATCTTCAAGACGTAGTTGGTTGATATGTTAAAAAGCCCTTTGTCATCCTGCCCTAAACTTTGAGGGGCTGACACGGCTTCAATTGTATTCGCATAATACTCCTTGCCTACTTCAACGACAGGCAAAGTAATCCCTGCTTGTGTATGCAGTAACTCATATACTTTATCGGCATTGCTTTTGGCAGTCCAGTAATTCCTTGACCTTGACAATACCTGTATCGCTTTCTCTACAAAATCCTTTACAAAGAAGTTAGGCACTCCTCCACTTTCTATCACTATAACACAATCCTCTACAGTGGGAGGCGCAAACCCAGCAAACAGATTCGTGCCTACAATCAAATCCGTGCCGTTTTCTATGAACTGCACGAGTTCTTTAATCATTTGCCACCTTCCTTTATCGTATTGGCTATGATTTCCATATAGACTTTCCTGTTCCTCATCATCTTGCTTTCAAGATACTTCGCCCCTGAACTTGGTTCTCTAAAGTGCATAGTAATTCCTTCGTGGACTTTTGCCGCATAAGGCGTATTGTATCCTATCACTCCCACGAGAAAATCTTTCTTTACCCCTTCGTTATGATTCTTATTAACGAAACCAGACCTTGCTCTTGGAGCGTCTTCCGACGTGCTTACCAGTTTATTCTGAACAAATATACTTCCAGACCCTCTCAACCAACCTTCTCGTAACGGGACAGTAGGGACTTCCATTACGCAGTCGTTCAATAACTGTAACATTGAACGCCCGATACCCTTTTCAAGAAGGACTGGAATCTGTTTCTTCGTTACGTCCTTGAACTTCTTGTTAAAATCACTGAAGTCAAACTTTATTTCTGGCATCTTTTAATTCCTCTTCGTAACATAACCTCCCTATCGGGTAATTGCATATCGACTCAAATCCAGAGCATCTTGTCTTGGCATCTACACAACGGCAATGACCGACCTTGTGATATTCATAATAAAACTTGCAAACTTGGACTGCAATAATTCCTTTAAGCATATCAAGCCACGTTCAATCTTATGAATCTATTGCTAAAATCTTTTACTTCTTCAATGCTCAAGATAGAATACGTAACCCCATTATAAACTATCCTGTCCTTGTGCGCAATCGTCATTACTGGCAACAAGACATTCCCAGTAGAGACTACTTGCTCTCCCTGTAGATTCCTTACCATCTTGGTCTTGAATTCAAACCTTCCTTTTATCGTTGTATCAACGGTTGATGAAACTTCTCCCCAGTCTCCTAATGTAATCGTCTTTACAGTAATCTCGTCTGTTAGGTATGCGTTTATCATAGCGAAGCAAGCACCTCCTCAAATCTTGCGAAACTATCTACCTCCGTCATTGGAGAATTGCTTAACTTGATAATTTCGTTAAGATAGCCCCTGTTCGTGAGACTTTCTCTCGTAATTGGCGTGATGACACACTTGCAATTGGGATGTAGAGGCGGTTTTTCCCTTAACATAGGGAAGTCCGTATCTGTTCCGCTAATGGAATACACCCTCCCAGAGAACTGCTGGCAATAGTCGCACGGTTCAAGGTGGGCATCCCATTGCATCAGGTCAACATCATACCGTAGCGCTGTGTTAATCGTTCCTTGAGACGTGGCTTCCCTCGTCCTTGTCCTTGCCACAAGCCGTGCGTAACTATCTGGTCTGTAATTTCTACCGTTGATAACTATGAACTGCTCCCTACCCATCTGCTCCCTTAAATTCCTTAAAATCGTATCTGAAACTGTCCTCCTTGCCTGTCCCTGAATTAGTCCTTCCGCAATCTGCCTTGAAATCTCTGCATCCTCAATCAACCGTTGTTGCGTCTGCCTAATCACCCTGTTAAAGAACCTGCTCATACTCTCGTTTGCCATAAGCAATTCAACTGCAACATCATCTGTCAAAACTGCAATGGCTGACGTGTGGACAACGGCATCATAAGCGACGAATCTTGTTACGTTCAAAGCCCTTAACCGCTCTGCCGCAAAGTCAATACCCCTCTCGTAAGCATAGGGAAGCGTGTTCTTTGCCCATCTATAAACCCTTTTGTCCAAAGTGGTTACTATCAAATTGACTTGGTTAAGCAATGTCTCTGCTCTAACCCTGTCAAAGTCTGTCAGGTCAATCCTACGCAAGCGCTGGCTCAATTCCCTCTGCGCTTGGCTATAAATGGCAGATAACTGCTCAATCTGCGTCCGTAGGTAAAGTTCCTTTGCAAGTGGACTTAACTCCCGAAAAGGCATATTTGCTTAAACCCCCCTTTTTTGCCTTGTAATTTAAGCGTAGACCGTCTACACTGAACGAACTCAAGCAAGGTGGGGATAGATATATCCCCTTATCTAACCCTGTTGTCTATCCTTTGCTTCCCTCCACATCCCGAAGCATTTTGCTACCACTGCATCGTGGCTCAATCCTGTATCTTCTGCTTCAACTGCGCTGATGCACCTTGTCATATAACCGTCCCTGTCATCACTTTCTAATTCTTCTCTTGTAGGGTCTGGCATATTCCCTCCTTATACATATCTAAAATCTCCCTATGTTCATAAGCCCAAGCGTAAATCTTGTCAATCAACGCAGTCGGGCTTGTCTTTGGTTGCCATACGTCTTTTAACTTTGAGATGTCTGATACATAGATGTCGTGGTCTGCTATCCTTTTCGGGTGGAATTTCAACGGGATTTGCTTCCCTGTCTTCTCCTCAAGGTATTCTATGCACTCCAACAAGGATAACGTGTTATCAATCCCTCCTCCCACATTAAATACATTTCCGCTAAAAGAACCTATCCTGCTCAATTGCATCTCAAACAACCTTGCTAAATCTTCTGCGTCCAAGACATCTCTGACTTGCTTTCCGCTTCCGTAAATGTTCAGTGGGCATCCTACGATAGCCGCAAACACGAACCAAGCAACCCACCCCTGTTCCTCAACTCCCATCTGCCACTTTCCTCCAATACAACTCATCCTGTTGACTACCGTAGGCACTCCCATATTCTTTGCATACTCTTGGCAGTATAAATCTCCGCTTAATTTGCTTACTCCGTAGCAACTATGGTCATTCCCGTCTACTGGGCAGTCTGGTCTGATTCCAGAGAATGAACTTTCTGCATAGACATATCTCTTATTCAACGCCTTAATCCTGATTGCATTTACGATATTCCCACTATAAACCTTATTCGTAGAACAATAGATTACTGGAATCCCTCCCAGCAAACGTGCATACTCAAGAACATTGATTGTCCCTAAAGCGTTCGTCTCAAAGTCAAGTTTAGGGTGCATTATGCTTAACTTGATTGCTGGATTGGCGGCTGTGTGGATAATCCCGTCAACCTTGCCGACTCTTCTCAAGTCGTAACTAAACCTGATGTCTCCCCTGATTACTTCCGCTTCCCTCAATCTTAAAACGTTATGCTCAACTCCTTTACGGACGAAGGAATCAAGGATAACAACCTCATACCCTAAACTCAAGAGGTATTCTGAAACGGTTGAACCTATGAACCCTGCTCCTCCCGTAACCAATATGCGTTTTTTCATTACCATTTCCTTTTCCTGAACACAATCTTGAGCGCCAAGAGAACTCGGTTCTTAAATGACATCTCAAGTATAGCAGTTTTCAATTCAGAGGCAAGACTATACTTCATCTCCCTGACTTCTTTCCTAATTCTTTTTGCTATCTTCTCACTCACGTAATGTCCTCTTCATCATCACGCTCTGCTTCTACTACCTCAAGGTGTGAACCTGCCTCATAAGAACTCATCAAATTCTTAACGATAGGTGGTATCGGAATAACTCCCGCCAAATCCTTATCGTAGTTCTCCCCTACGATTCCAGCACTGACAACTCCCTGCGCCTGCAATCCTTTCCGTGCGTCAACATCTGTCTGGTAATTCATAATGAACAGAGCCATTTCGCACTGTGCGTTCTTGAGGTTTCCAGTTATCTCCGCAGGAATCACAAACAGGTCGCAATTACTTAAAATGTTAAATGCGTGGACAAGCGCCTGCCCCTTTTCAATAGGGTTGCTCTCATTCCACGTATTAGCGCCAACCCGTGTCATAAAATAATCATTTGCATCAGCAAGACTTATCCAAGAGTTCGTGCCTACCGTAATCGTAACCCCTGCAATATCGTAAACAGTTATCTCTACAGACTCCCCGTGTCCATCCCACGTATCCATATCAATTACGGGATAGAACATCCAAACCCCTACTTGGTCTAAATCGTAAATGTCTCCGCTATTAACTTGAGTGAGGTAATAAATACTCTGGTCATCTGTATCAACAATGGCATCCCACAACCCTGTAGTGCCGTCTGGTTTGATATACTTAATCTTAACTGAATTAGCGCCAGAAACATCCTGCCCAGTATCAATTGTAATCTTTGTCCCTACGTCATTTTTATAAACCTTGCCCATATCGCTCTCCTTTTAGAATATCTTGCCTGTAAGACTTTCCTCTCGCTTCAACGAGGAATCAAGTTCTTGGACAAACCTTAACTGACTGTCTTGGTCTTTCTCTTCTTGGAGTGTGCTTGAACCACTCTGCACTACAAGAATCTCACCGCTCAAACCTACAAGAACAGTTTTCTCTCCAGTCAACTCTATTACTTCGTAGACCAACCAGACTATCCTGTGCTTATGCGTAGCGTTTGAGACAACTATCAAATGCTTCTGCGTAAGATTTAGGTTGTCCGAAAGGTGGCTATGCAGTGCATTGGCTACTCCGAGAATAAACTTCTGCGCTAATTCAGGGCTTTCCGCAGTATGTAAATGTTGCCCGTCCTGAACCTGCAATAGCAAATACAGAGACAATTCTATGTTATCTGCGCTTTGCAAATGAATCGTGGAAGCAATGTTTAACAGATGCTTCTGTGTCAGGATTACGTTATCTGATACAAACAGATGGACTATATTATCAATCGTTATCGTGTGCTTCTGGGTTAGCAATACTGAATCTGATACAAGCGTATGCGCAATGTTTGCTACACCCAACGTGTGCTTCTGACTTAAAATGACATTATCGGCTTGGTGAAGGTGAGAAGAAGACTGAATTGCCAGCGTATACTTAACAGCGATTGTTATGTTATCGGCAGTCTGTAGATGGGAAGCGTCCTGAACGGATAAGGTGAAATGCTGAACGAGCGTAACATTATCTACGCTATGAGCGTGGCTTGAATCCTGAACAACTAACGTATGCTTCTGTGTGAGTGTTACGTTATCAGACGAAACAACGTGAGAAGCATCCTGCACAACAAGGATATTCGCAGTAGACAGCGTGATATTCTCTGCGGTGTGCAAATGAGCGCAATCTGATACGACAAGAGTATGCTTCTGAACAAGAACAACATTATCAACACTATGCAAATGCTGACAATCTGATATTACCAATGTATGCTTCTGCGTCAAAACAACATTTGCCCCTGTATGAACGTGGGCAGAGTCGTTTACGGAAAGGGTATGTTTCTGCGTAAGGACTGGCGATTGAGCAGTATGCAAATGTGCAATATCTGATACAACTAACGTGGACTTCTGTGTTAAAACTGGCTCTTGTGCGGTATGAGCGTGGGAGGAGTCCGATACTACAAGCGTGAAGTGCTGGATGAGCGTGGGAGTTTGCGCCGTGTGAGCGTGTGCGGAATCATTTACAACAAGGGTATGCTTCTGGGTTAGCACTGGACTTTGGGCTGAATGGACGTGAGTTCCGTTAGCAACCACCAATAGCACTGAACCAGTCCCAATCGTCCACTCTGGAGTAGCGTTATACGAGTCTAAAGCCACCCCACCTGCCGTAACCCTGAATTCATAGGTTGCGTCATTCTCTGCGTATTCAGTTGCCTG